AAAAATGGAAGTTCACAGGCGGCTTGCTGATGACCCCTACACCAACGAACCTCGTCTGCGAATATTCTCTACGTGCAAGCATATCATAGCACAACTATCGGGCATACCTCTCTCCAAAACCAACAGTGAAGATGTAGACACGAAGGCAGAGGATCATGCGTACGATGCGTTGCGCTATATGCTTATGACGCGCACGTCGGGATATCATTCTATACACAAAACACTTCAGGGCATCAAGGATCAGGCGTTTAGGCCGATGGATGCTACGTTTGGATACTGATGGCAGAGATTACAGATTTTCCCGAACGTCGAGATCAGATCAGTATAGCTGCAGATGAAATCGGTAAAGAACTGAAGAAGATGCAGGGCTTCAAGACAGTAGGCCCTGAAAACAAGCGTTTGATTGAAATTTTTGGTGGACGAAACATTCCACGCAAATTTACTTTTGCTCATATGCAAGAACTCCTCAAGGACATGAGTCCTATCGCAGGAGATGAAAACACGATTTTTAGTCTTTCCCAGATCATTGAAGAAAAGTTCCCGGGAACGATTGATAAAAAAGATTTTGCAGCTTTTGAAGAGAGATTCGGAAGTGTGCTTGATACGCAAGATAAAGGTGGTATGGTAAATTTACCCGCAAATGATCCCGGTAAACCCGCAGCGGATGTTAGTTATAAATCTAAAATAGCCAGCGGCACGATAACTGTTCGTGAAGCCATAGATGCTGTCTTGGATAAAAAACTAACAGACAGCATGAGAAAAGACATTACAAGTCTGATCAACGGTCTGACGGAAGAGGGCATCGATATGGATGCCCCCTACTTTCAAGTTTACGATACAAAAGAATTTGCACACGCTCTTGAATTTAGTACCAGTAAGTCTGGTGTGCATCGCTACAAAGAATTTAACAGCTTTGAAACACAGTTCAACGGTCTGGTAAAAAACAGTGGCCGCAATGAACCGTACAAGCGTCTCGGTGATTTTCAAGGCACTAAAGGCATTGCAAATGAACAGTACGGCCTGTTCGCAAAACAGTTACGCGCAGCCGACCCCATGCGGGGAACCATAGAGTCCAAAGAATTAGATAAGTTATATAACGATGCTCTTATATCTCCTGTTGCAACGGAGGTGGATACTAAGAGAGGCATCGACAAACCTGTTATTTTAGATCAAGAGACCGTGGACTATCTTCTTTATGAGAAGTACACAGGCCAGAGGGCTGAAAGTAACATTGGCACACGAGGCGGTGTTGACTACGGACTGAAGATTGCTGACTTTAACATCATTGGTGAGGGAGACGATATTGTTGTCGAAGCTCGTGCCCGCACGGTGGGTAACAAGACTCGTCCAGAGGCAACATATCGCGGTGAGTTCGCCGCCTTTCTAGCAGATAAAATTCGTCGTGCAAAAGAAGCAGCAGGCCCTGATGCAGACTACGAAAAGATTAACCTGTTCCAGACAACCCCCGGCAAAGTCACAGCGATGTGGGACAGCCGCATCCGTCCCTTGCTAGAAAAAAGATTCAGGAGTGTTCTTCCTGTAAAAAAGATAGGCTCCCACTCTGTTCTTCGTAAAATTCTTGCACGACAGTTGCTCGTTGAGTTTAAGTTTCCTCACGACGCAGTCAAGTCGTGGATGGGACATGCGGGTGCAGGAGTGGATGCGTCCGGTGATATCTTGATTGAAAGTTACGTTGGGGCTGTCGCTGATGATCGTATCGGTGAAATGACCAACGTGTTGATCCGAAATGACGCATTAAACAACAATGCCGGTACGGTAAACTCTCTATTCGTATCTCGCGGCACAGGCTACAGTCCCACTGTCACGTACCCCACTCCCACTGAAAAAGTCACGGCGCGAACTATTGACGTTACCGCTCCTGTGTCTACGGCGCAGCCCATGAGTCCGGGTGTTGCCAACGAGCTAGATGCACTGGCAGATTCTCGTGCCACGGAATTGCGTATCGGAACAGAAGGTCGCAAGACTTATCTTTCTCAAATCAGAGCGGAGTCACAGGCTGCTGCTAAAGATACCTCACCTAAGCCTATGGCACTTGCCGATACCCTTAGTGAAACAACCCGCAAGGACTTGGAAAGTCGCGGGCTGTTAAGTTTCTTTGAGGATATATCAGAAGCGGCAGGTGATGTTGTTGAAGATGTCAAAGAAGTTGCCTCTGATGTAGGAAAGAAGGTCGCGTCTAAGGCTACAGACATAGGCAGAACTGTCAAGAATGTTCCGTTTGTAGGCCCTGCGGTAGGCGGAGGTTTGGCAGTTTTAGCTGCACAGGAGAGTAGGGCCGACGTAGAGCGACGACTCCAAGATGTTGACATACCTAAAGACGTAAAAGAAATAGCTCGTGATGTTGCGACAGCTTCAGAGTTTACACCCCTGTCTTACAGCTACATGAGAGACGTAGCAGGTGCATACGGAGATATGATCAAACTGGGTGATGCTGAACGAGAAACCATGTTATCTAGAGCAAAAAAACTCGCTAAAGAAAAAGGATTTATTGACGAAGACGAAGCTGCAAGAGTGAGAGAGGAAGCCGCCTCTGCAGCCGCTGAACCTATGGGCTTCCTTTCACCGTAAGGGAGAAGACCAATGAGCAACTATAACTTTGGTGCTGCATACATTATGAATTCACCGAACACTTCGGTCGATGACGCAATGGGTTCAGACCAGTTGTACCGTGAGGGACTTGAGTTCGATACCAAGACCGCACAGGGTGTTCTGACAGAGGATATGCCGAAGAAGATGACTAAAACGGCTGTCGATCCTGCTGTCATGCGTATGGCTGAAGAACGCGATTACTAAAATATGTCAGAAGATAATTTTCTCCAACCAGCGGATGATACCGCTGTAGGTCTGCTCAATCCTGAAGAGCAGATGCCCGGGCTTGCTGGCTACGTTCAGCGCAAGTTCGAGGATTCTGAAAATGGCCGCTATGCCCACGAGCAACGCTGGCTACAGTCCTACAAGAACTTCCGTGGCATCTACGACTCGACCACCCAGTACCGCGACTCGGAGCGGTCACAGGTGTTCATCAGGATTACCAAGACGAAAGTTCTTGCAGCCTACGGCCAGATCGTTGACATCTTGTTTGCGAACAAGAAGTTTCCGCTCGTCGTTGAGTCCACTCCCGTGCCAGAAGGCATCGCGGAGTTTGCTCACATGGAGACTCCCCTCGACCAAATCGACCAGCAGGACCCCTACGGCTTCGCTGGAGACGGTCGAGAACTTTTGCCGGGTGCCCTACAGGCCGAGGACTCAAAGGCGTTCCTAGGGGGCTTACAGGGCGAATACGGGCAACTTCCCTTGCAAGAGGGGCGGGCACGTATGGGTGAACCCCAGATCGAACCGGCAAAGATTGCGGCTCACCGCATGGAGAAAACTATCCACGATCAGCTTCTCGACACAAGTGCCGTAAATGTGTTACGAAGTTCTATCTTCGAATCGTGTCTTCTGGGCACGGGCATCGTAAAGGGTCCGTTCAACTTCTACAAGCGCATGCACCGCTGGCAGCGCGACGAGATGGGTGAGCGGGTTTACATGCCAGAAGAGAAGACGGTGCCCCGCATCGAAATGGTTTCTGCATGGGACTTCCATCCGGACCCGTCAGCAACCAGCATCGACGACTGTGAGTACGTCATCGAACGTCACCGCATGAACCGTCAGCAACTCCGCGCTCTTATCAAGCGTCCCTACTTCATGGCCGACGCAATCGAGGAGTGCCTTGCAAAGGGGCCGAACTACGAAGACAAGTATTACGAAGACACCATCCGCGAAGACGAGACCGAGCCATACTATCAAAGCAATCGATACGAGGTCTTGGAATATTGGGGCGTCTTGGACTCCAAGCTGGCATACGATGCAGGTCTCGAAGGTTCCGACAAGATGTCAGAATTCGACGAGGTGCAAGTCAACGTCTGGGTTTGTGGTGGCATGGTCATTCGCTGTGTCCTCAACCCGTTCACACCGGCCCGTATCCCGTATCAGGTGTTCCCGTACGAAGTCAACCCCTATCAGCTTTGGGGTGTTGGCGTAGCCGAGAACATGGAGGATGCACAGAAGCTGATGAACGGTCATGTTCGTATGGCTATCGACAACCTCGCTCTTGCTGGCAACCTTGTCTTTGATGTCGATGAAGCCAGCCTTGTGCCGGGACAGAACATGGACATCTTCCCCGGGAAGATTTTCCGTCGTCAGTCGGGTGTGACAGGCACGGCTATCAACGGCCTCAAGTTCCCAAACACTGCCGGTGAGAACTTGCAGATGTATCAGATCAGCCGCCAACTGGCAGACGAAGAAACAGGCATACCGTCCATCGTACACGGACAGACAGGGGTAACAGGAACCGGACGAACAGCCGCAGGTCTATCGATGCTGATGGGCAGTGCTGGCTTGTCGATGAAGACAGTTATCAAGAACATCGATGACATGCTTTTGAAGCCGCTAGGCGAAGCATACTTCCAGTGGAACATGCAGTTCAATGAAGAAGCAGAAGACATCGTAGGTGATCTTGAAATCAAGCCACGCGGCGTAGCCGCAGTCATGCAGAAAGAGGTCCGCACACAGCGACTCACCTCTCTGCTGCAGACTGTCGCCAACCCCATGCTGGCACCCTTCATCAAGATTCCAAACCTTATGCGCGAACTGGCGATTTCACAGGACATCGATCCTGACAGTCTCGTCAACGATGCCAACGAGGCACAACTCTACGCGCAGATGCTGAAAGGGCTGATGGCAAATGTACAACAAGGAGCAAGCGAAGCTGCTGGGGCCGCTCCTAGCGAAGCCGGAGATATGGGCGGGGCTGGAGGAGTACCTCCAACTCCTGAAGGAACAGAC